TCAAACACGACTCTGAGGTCCGCCTTGCCACACTTAACAAGAAACTTGTGGACAGAGCCGCCTCTGACCGTAAAAAGTCTGAAGCAATGGCTCGTTTTGTGGACGATTCCAAGGAAGAAGTTCCGTTAGTTCGTAAACCTGTCTCTCAGGATGTCAGAAATAATCCGCACTTGCCCGTTAGGCGGGAGCTTCTCGAAGCCCGTATAGTTTTGCAGGAGGTTGTGCCACAGCGTCAGGATGTTGTCGCTTGGGGCATAGATGGTGCTGATTGGAACTTGGACTTGTTCAAGAAGTCTGAGGTTGCAGAGCAAATGAAGGAATTTCATTTCTGTCACCTCTTGCCGGATGGTAATTGCTTCCCTCGAGCTATTTCTGCGCTGAGGACAGGTGCTCAAGAATATTGGAAAACCTTTTCTCAGGTGATTGGTGACGTGATCAAGGGATCCTACATGACTGATAAGTTTATCAGCATTTCTGACACTTTGTATGTTTGCCAGAAGCTTGGGATACCCTATTATAACACGCTTGATGGTACTTCTTTTCTTGGTGTTCGCAAGGCGCACTATGGTGCGATGCTGCTCTTTGCCAATCATGCTGATGTCGTTTTGCAACAACCTTGCAGATCTGGTGAGTTTTACGCTCTGCATCCGTACGTCCGTAGGCCAGAAGTCATGAATTGGAAGAATATTAAGTATGTCAGTGTTGATATTGGTAAATTCACTGGCATGAAGACTAAAGATTTGGTTCCTATAACGGTCAATTCCCTCAAGACGGCTAAGGCTGAGTTTCAATTGGCGCATGCGAATGCGGCTGAGTATTTGCAGGCTAGTGCCCATGTCAATGCCCCAAATCGAGTTGTGGAAATCTTCATGCTTGATGGTTGCCCCGGTGCTACCAAGACGGAGGCTGCCATCGATTTGATTCATGCTACAGTCCGTCAAGGGACAGTGCGTGTCGTCTACGTGGCCAGTTCAAAAAAGGCTAGAGATGAACTCGTGGAGCGTTATCAGAGGAAGTTCGACTTCAACCCCAAACATTATCACACTTGTGAAATGATGGGATTTTCGGCCAAGACCCACGCTATGATGTTCGTTGATAAGAAGAAAGACCATTTTGAGCCTGGCTCCAAATTTGAGCTGGTCATTTTCGATGAAGCGTACACTTGGTCAACTTACTATGTCCAATTGGTTGCGAACATATTCTCAAATGCCAAGTGTGTTTTCCTTGGCGATCGCAATCAGTTAGATTTGGACTTGCGGAGACACATCAATGAGGCCACTAATGTTAAGAAGCTTCTCATGGAAGAACTTTGGAAGCACTTTGGTCTATTTGATCAGCCTGATTTCGTTGGCCATCATACGATGAACGTTTCTCGGCGTTTCGGCCCTAGGGCTGTTCATCTCGCGCTCAAGGCTGCGAAGATTGCCGATCCGCGTTCTAAGCGTGTCATGTATTGCGCTGATCTCAATGAGTTCTATGTTCATACCATGAAGCATTCACAATTTCTTGCAATTGAGCCTTCCTTGGACTTGGTTATGTTGGCCAGTGAAGAGAAAGCGGAAAAGACGGACACTAAGGGTGCTCGTATTAGCGTGCGTAGGGCTCAAGGAGCTTCTCATGATCATGTTGCGATAATTTGTGATGCAACTACGGCTCATGCTCTGCGCAACTTTGCTAATATTGCGTATGTTGCGTCTACGAGGGCCAAGGAGTCCTTGACTCTTGTGCACCTCGAGACGGGTAACTTGAACCCTTGGCATTCGGTTGGCCTGACGGCGGTCTGGGACGTTAAATCCTTTAGATCTACTTTTGAGCGTAAGCATGTGGGCGGCACGCACATGATTTTCCCTGAAGGCCCTAGTCATGAACATGCTGAGTTCCTTCATGAGATAATTAATGGCGAGGTTGTGTGTCGCGAACCTACTGTTCGGACGCACACCGTTATTCCTACGTTGCCAAAGATTGATCATTTCAAGTTTAACATGGGCGATCTCAAGATATTCTCAGAGCTTCCTGAAGGTAATTTGCCACATCACATGGTGGCTGAACCAGTTCATGTCGGTCAGATCAAAATTAACCCTCACAGAGTTATGGGTTCCCAGTTTAAAGTTCAGTTGATCACTGAGACCATGCATGGCAATAGACATTTTACTAAATCTCATATGCAGGACGCGGCGACCACTATCAATCGACAAGGTGTTTCTAAGAAGGTGCACAGATTGCACAATAGAAATTACGTTAAGATGAACAATTTGGCCGCAGCTGTCAAAACAGATTTGTTTGATGCCGACAAGTATGAGGCTTGTATGAACACCAACGTTCATGAATGGTTTACCAAGGAAGCTGTTAATGAGTTCCTAGAAGTCGCAAAAATGACTCCCACGCAGGAGGCGTTGACTGTTCGCAAGCTGTTGCTAACCTTTGAAGAGTTTCTTAAGAGGCAGTGCAAGGCCAAAGACGTAGAATCGACCTTGAAGAATAAGTTGGGTCAACCGCTTGTGCATGCTGAGAAGGCGATCAACTTTGCATATTCTCCTTTTTTCCGTGTCATTTCTAAAATGTTCGTTGCTTGTCTTAAACCACAATTTGTGTATGCTTCAGGTAAGACTCCTGACGAGTTGGCTCGCCTTTGGGCAGAGAACAATCTCGAGCCGCTGTTCATTTTTATGATGGATTATCCAGAGTATGATGCTAGCAAGACACTCAATACCTCTCGCGAACAAATGTTGATGTGGATGCTTTTTACCCCCCGACCGGATTATTTACAAGGTTATTATTGGTTGAAGGAGGGTCGCATTGTTTTCGGCAAAACTTTTGTTTATATCACGCAGGGCGTGCAACTATCAGGATTACCGGACACATTTCTCGGCAACAGTGGTGGCCAACTGACCGACGCTGTCAGAGCGGGCCGTGCAGGTCCGCAAGGTGAGAAATGGATGGACTTTGTGAAAAAGTTCATGTTTGGTGGTGATGATCAGACTGTGAGTACGACCATTCACCCTAATCGCATTTTTGATCACACTTTTCTCCAGAGCATTCAAATTTTGCCCTTGAAGACGTTAACCGTGACCCATGGGGTGGCAGAATTTAGTAATTGGCTTATGGCGGACGGATATACAGTGTATAACCCAGTTGTTTTGATAAAGAAAATGTTAATTAAAGATTACACTGATGTCCTCTCCGATCCGTTTAAGTGGTACGAATATAGAGATTCTTTTAATCCACTCTTTTACACCATGAGACGCGATTTTTGGCAGGCAGTCAAGATGACTGCCATATGGCATGATATTCATGAAAATCATGCGGAGTACATTCTTCGTACCTTGGAGGCTTATGCCTCCATGTCGTATGGCAACGCTAAAAGGTATTTAGGTGCTAAGGACGTCATGCTTGAGGACTTTGTGGGTGGTATATTTTGTCGTACAAGCATGAACGTTGCCTCTCAATCACCTGTTAATAATTGGTTAGCGATTATGAAGAATGACAAAACTAGTACTATGCCAACTCTCTCCTATTGTCTTACGTCAGAGGGCGGTCGAGCTACGTACTCTTGCCGTGCGCAGTGCAAGGTGGCGGGGATCAATTTGGTGGAACTTGCCACAGGCCCCACCAAGGAAGCGGCTAGGGACGCTGTCTTTAACACTCTCATCGTCAAGCAAGCTAGCATTCAAGCTTCGACGTCGTCAAGCGATTTGGAGAAGATAACTTTTCTGGTGCTCTCTGGTAAGCGTACTGAAGCTCTCGAATTTGCTGTTTCGGTTGGAAAAAAGGCTACTGCTATTGACATTAAGGCTTTTGTCAAAGCGGTGCATGCCATTGGACCGGCCATGGATGCTGTCCTCGGCGCCATTTTGGAACCTCTGGCCTTCATAACTTTTGAACAGTGGGCGAAGCAAAATCTTGGGCCTTGGGCTTGCTGTGAGTGCAAGCGCATTAACCTTGTCACTGATTCTGTCTGTCTTGGTTGCTTCACTGATGTTGGAGACCATTGGACTGTCTCTAGAGTTCCTTTTGGTGAGAGCAACATCCCTCAATTTGGAGATTCTATTAACCCGCCGCCTTTGCCCCCAAGGCCTAAGGTTGCCGGCCCTAGGGTTCAGCGTAGGAAGGCAAAGATGGCCACTGACAAAAAGCTTGTCAAGAAGACGCTCAACACCTTCATAAAGAAGGAAGAACGACACATCAAGGCTCAGATGGGTAAGAAGCCCAAAGTTGGCGGTAGGAAAGCCAACCGGCAGAAGGTCTTAGGTGGTAAATACACTCAGATTGAGAAAGAGATTATGTTGGGATTTGTTGACCCACTCAATCATGATTGTGTTCGGTACAATGCCCCCTTCAATGACGTTGAAACTGCCACTGATCGAACTTTTGACACCTTCAAGAATGTCACTGCGTCTGCGACCGGTGGTCAAGCGATTCCTAGGACCGATTTTGCCTTCATGCATCTCAAAGATCCGGCCAACACCATGCGTATTTACGATCATAACCCAGATAATGTTGGTTGGGCTTATCAGGCTTGGGCCCCCGACTCCAATTCTCAGTTGCCGACGAATATTGCTAAGCCTGTTTTCGAGTTGGTTGGTAATGGAGCTTCGTTCCTCCCCATTAATTTCGGGTTTCTCAAGAACCTTGGTGCTGACAATACGTTCCCAGCACACGGTGATATTGTGCCCGAATTCTTTGTTCCTGAGCAAGATTTGTCGTATTTGCAGTTGATGGCAGAAGAGAGTGTCGATTGGACTTTCAACAATCCCGCTGTTGCTGATGGTGCCACCATCACTGTGC